CGCCTTACAGGATCACAGAAGTGGAGACTATGAAGTCGGTGATCAAAGATGATGTTCCGATTCTCCTCACAAAGAAACGAATCATGAGCATGAAGGATATCTCTCCTCTAGCAGAGAATCTTCAGAGTCAGGGAAAGAATGAAATGGTCATCTTGGTGGAAGATATCTCTGACGACATCCTCGCACTGATGGTAATGAACAAGATCAAAGGAAACTTCAACTTCTGTGTAGTGCGAACGAAGAACATGGATGACATCGCAGTAGTCACAGGTGCTCAAATCGTGAGTGAAGAAAACGGACTCAAATACACTCCAGAGGTTCTTGGATACGCAGACAAGGTAGAAACTGGAAAATACTACTGCTTGGTATCTGGTGGAAAAGAAGATCAGGAAACTGTAAACGCAAAAATCGAAGAACTCAAGAAGCAAAGAGAGAATGCTGACAACGAGTACGATAGCCAGATTGCGGCCACTCGTATCGCAAAACTGCAAGGTGGTGTGTCTGTAGTGAGAATCGCAGGGGATAACGAACAGCAGACGAAAGAGCGGAAGCTCAAACTCGAAGATGCACTCAATGCTGTAAAGTCTGCAATGGATGAAGGAGTGATCAAAGGCGGTGGCATGGCACTGTTTGAAGCCTCTGAAGAAGTGATCGGATCAGGACGAGATGCTGAAGGAATTGAAGCACAGGCAAAGGCACTGGTATACGAAGTGATCAGAACTCCGCTGATACAGATACTGAAAAATGCTGATGAGGATTACGGACAGATTATCCAGATGGATTACAACGAAGGAGATGGATACAACGTCATCACTCGTCAATGGGAAAACTTCTATGAAAGTGGTATAATTGATCCTGTCAAGGTAGTGAAGAAAGCACTCAAAAACGCCTTCGCAATGGGTACGAGCATCATGACTGCGGAAGCTGGAGTTATTGTTAAAAAGGAAGCTAAATAATTAAACAAAGCGAAGCATTCACTTCTTCGGAAGGGTATGTGAAGCAAAAAAGCTATGTTTAGAGTAACAAGCGAGGTGGAGTTCGAGACAGCGAGTGAGGCAAAAGGTTTCATTGAAACTGCAAAGGTGAGAGTAGTGAAGCTCGAGCAAGATGGAGTGGGTATTACGTTCGATGAGCTTGCTGAATCAGCGAACAAGGAGTTCTCTGAGTCAGAGCATGAGCAGATCGAAGAAGAAGCTGTAGAGGACGGAGAAGTCGAAGTTCCAGAAGAACCTGCTGAATCGACTGAACCAGAAAATGCTCCATCTACACCAGAGGAGGAAGCAACTCCTACTGAAGAAGCTCCAACAGAAACCGAAAGCACTGAAGTCAAGCAGGAAGGACAACCAGAGGAGGAAGCAAATTCTTCTGAAGGCCAAGAAGAAACTGCAACCACTGGTGATCAACCGATTGCTGAAGGAGAGGCCACTGGTGAGGCTGAACCTGCTCAGTCAGTGGAGTAGCTTTAAAAATATCCAGACTCCTCACCTTCTCTTGGGGTCTGGGTCATATAGGCTAGTAGCTCAGTCGGTAGAGCAGATGATGCACTCGAGCTATGTGGTGGCAACATCATATAGGCATTCCATTGGGTCGCAGGTTCAAATCCTGCCTAGTCTACATACACTGACGGCCATAGTCTGCCTCAACAGCAGATTGGTATTGCGAAAATACTCGTTCAGTGGAAATAGCGGAGTAGTGAAGTGGCCTATCACGCCAAGCTCATAACTTGGAGAACATCGGTTCGAATCCGATCTCCGCAACTATGGATGAGAAATTCAAAAAACACTACCTCCAAGTAGTCAAAACAGTAACAGAGCAAGGCGAGAACATCAGTCGTCTGAATGGTATCGTGACCGAATTGCAAGTGGCAGTGGTACAGCTTCAAAATGAAGTGAAGACTCTGAAAGAGCAGGTGTCTGGCCACGCAACACTTCTCGTAGATATACATGGGAAAGATGCAGTAGACCTTCATACGAGCTTCCCAGTAAAAGATGAAAAAGAAAAGGCATGATCAAGCTTATAAAAACACTCTTTATCCTGATAGGACTCAAGATCAGAAATCTGATCAAGAAACCTCAAGTCATCAAGAGAAATGGGAAGGAGTACGTCAACATAAACCAAATACTCAAGAATAGCAATCGTAAACAGCGTAGAGCTTTAATAGCATGGGCAAAAAGAAACCCACAAAAAATAATACACCTGTAAAAAAGGTGAAGAATAACGGAAGAAATAAAGGCGGTAAAACTGGCCGTCCTTATGCTATCACCAAAGAAAAAGAGGAGCAGATAATCGCATTGCTATCAGATGGAATGAGTCAATCCAAAGTGTGCCGATACGTAGGCATTAGTGAGGAAACAATGATCCAATACAAGAAGAAGTTCCCTGAATTTGTTGAACGAATAGAGAAAGCGAAAGAGGAGACAACCAAGCTCGCTCACAAGAGCATTAAGGTAGGAATGGTGAAAGATTGGAAAGCTGGTGCGTGGTGGCTCGAAAGAACCGAACCAGAGCGATTTAAAGAGAAAAAAGAGGTCGAGGTCAAGGATCAACCGATCTTGATTGACGACATCATGGGAGATGTATGAAAGCCAAAAAAGATGAAAAACCAACCGAACATCCAAAGGTAAAGCTAATGGAGCTTATCCATCCAAGTGATAAGCAGAAAGTAGCATTCCAGAAACTCAAGAAATTCAAGTTCTTGCTCTATGGTGGAGCGATGTACGGAGGTAAAAGCTATTGGCTGAGGTGGGCATTGGTAGTCCTCCTCGTTTATTATTTTAGGAAGTACAAGATCAAAGGAGTTGTCACAGGATTGTTCTGTGAAGACTACCCAGCACTTAAAGATCGTCAAATCTCCAAGATCAACATGGAGTTCCCTTCGTGGCTCGGAACAATACATTCTGATCACAAAGCATACGGACGTTGTGTTATCTTGAATCCAGCATACGGATCAGGAGTGATAGCACTTCGAAACTTGGATGATGCCAGCAAGTACGCCTCTGCTGAATTTGCGGCCATTGCGGTAGATGAGCTAACAAAAAATACATACGAAAAGTTCTTAGCATTGCGTCATCGTCTCCGATGGCCTGGGATTGAAGATGTGAAATTCATAGCAGGGACGAACCCTGGGTCAATCGGACATGCTTGGGTGAAGAAAATCTTCATGGATCGAGAGTTCGAACCAAACGAACAGGAAGCAGAAAAGTTCGGATACGTTCCAGCAAAGTATACTGACAACCCAAACAAGAACTCGAGCTACGAAGCAACACTGAACTCATTACCAGAGAAGCTTCGAAAAGCATTCCGAGATGGTGACTGGGATATGTTCGAAGGACAATACTTCACAGAGTGGGGAAGGGAATGGAACACCTGCAAGCCATTCAAGATACCAGCACACTGGATGAGATTCCTATGGATGGACTACGGATATACAGCACCATCGGCTGTCTATTGGGCGGCTCTTGATGAGATCGGAAGACTTTTCATATACCGAGAGCTTTACGTTACAGGACACACGTACAGAGCTTTGGCGAGGAAGGTGATGGAAATGACACCAGACTGGGAGAGAGACGTGCTAGAAGGCAATATGGTAGCTGATCCTGCTATCTTCGCAAAGAAGGGTGAAGACGAGGGAGAGAAAAGCGGTGCTGAACAAATGGAGGAAGAAACTGGTGGCTGGCTCTCATTCCGAAAAGGAAATAACGATCGTATCAATGGATGGGGAGTGATGCGAGAGTACGTAAAGAAAATGCAGTTTGATGAAGTGGTCACATCAAAACTGGTATTCTTCGAAGGACTCTGTAAAGATGCCATAAGAACCATTCCAGCGTTGGTGTATGATTCAGTTCGGATCGAAGACGTTGACTCGAAAGGTGAAGATCACTCGGGAGATGCAGTCCGATACGGAATTATGGATGTACATGATCTATTCAGTGAAAAATCTCCAGAACCTCCAAAACCACAAAGGACAACAGACGAAATAAAGAAGCGTGATTTGCAGGCATTGAAGAAGCAACGTGAAGAAGAAGCAGAGAGCGTAGACTGGATGACAATGTAATTTCATTGTGTTATAATAAAGCTATGATCCAAAAGCTCAAACAACTTTTTACAAGAGACAAAAGCGTAGAACTCCAGCTGATTGAAGTCATCAAGCAACAGCAAGAGTTCATCTCAAAAAACATTACTGAGAGAGTAGTGTACGTTGATCCAAAATCAGGGTACACGAATACAGAAAGATTCGATGATCCAAATGCAGAAAAGAAAGAAGAAGACGAGGTAGATTTTGAAGAACCAGTCGATCTAACGCCAGAGCAGTTACGTGAACAAATGGAAGGGTCTCAAGAAGATAAAAAAGAGGAAGGCTCAAAATAAAATATGGATAAAAAAACCATAGATCAGCCTACCAAGAATGTCACGCCTGATACTCAGGCGGCAAAGGACAGAAAGGCAATCGATCAGCTTAAGTCATACAAAAAGCACTGGGAGCCTCGATGGTATCTCTCTCAAGCATTCTACGAAGGAGTGCATTTTACATACCCCAAAAAAGATACTACTGGAAACTGGCAAAGGAGAAACGAAGTCGGAAAGAACAAAGTTATTCGTGAAATTCCAAAAGCCAAGAAGCAACTCGACTCAGTACGAAACCTCATTCTCAAGGTCAAACAACGTCCTGTTGTCTATCCAGATACCAACATCATTCTGGCCGATAATGTTGATGCCAAAATCCAAGAGCGAGAAAAGAGTGCGGCCGAACTTCAGGCTCGGTATGTAGATCATTACCTCAACAAGGTGATGAAATTGTCTCGCCACAAGAAGAAACTTATACGATACGCAGAACTCTATCACGTGTCTTTCATTCAAATACTTAATGACAACGGAAAAAAGGAACTGGCAGTATATGATCCGTTCGAATTGTCAGTATTCCCAACAATATCAAACATCAACGAATACCCAATGCTGGCGAAGCATGTGGCTCACAGATTTGAGGACTTGGTAGGAAACGAACTCTACGATCAAGAAGTGATTCTAAAGATGAAAGACCTCGCAAAGGATGGGAAATACTCTGCATCTATCTACAAGGATTCATACATGAGAGAGCGGTATGGAAATGCTCCAGATGATAACGTAGTGATCGATGAACTCTACCAGATTGTGCGTGTCGATGTAGACGAGAACGGAAAGACTGTTGATGACGAGACAGAATACGCAGAAAGGTTCAAAGGACAATTCCAAGAGGATGGTGTCACGCCAGTAGAAATTCCAAAACTAAAACAAGAGTACAGACTGAGAATTAGAGCATACCTCGGAGATAAGAAAGTGCGTGATGAAGTGACAAAACTGTCCAAAGCTCCTGTCTCGATGTTCTGCTGGGGTGATGAAGCATATGCAACATCTCTCATGGAAGACCTGATGCCACTCAATAAGAGCTACGATGTGTTTATCTCAAAGCTCGAACATAAGGCAAAGAAACTCGACACTGGAAGAATCGTGATGCAAAAAGGTGAAGATGCAAAGGTACTCACCACAAACGATGGAGAATTTATTCGATACAAGAGATTCAAGCCAGAGGTGATGGAAGAAGCGAGTGTACCAAATGCATTCATGAACGCCATCAACATCACTGAGAATGACATGCGAGAACAAGGTGTCGCAATGACTAGTGCTGCTGGACTTCCGACAGGCGTAGAAGCTTGGAGAGCAATCGAATCATTGAAAGAGGCTGACTTCGGAAGCATTGGAACTCAGCTTGATAACCTCAATGAGTGTCTCACTGACCTTACAGAAAAGCTTACAGAAATGTTGGCATACGATATGACCGACATTGAAAAGGTGATCATGACTGATGAGAACGGAGAGCCGAAAGCATATCGAGTTATTGGAAAGAGAGGAAAGGATATTCTCGAGCAGACTGGTGGAACGCTTCCCGAAGACGTTATCGTTATTGATCCAAACCGAACAACGTTGGTCGAAATCGAGAGCGATATGACGTGGACGAAAGAAGGACAGAGATACTTCGTGCTTGATCTTGTAAAAGAAGGTATACTACCGAAAGAGACAGCACTTGAAACATTGAAGTTTGGAAATACAAAAGATGTGGTAGCGAAACTTATCCAAGAATCGACATATGGAAAGTCGATGATTGATACGCCAGACTTCCAAGTATTGCCAAACGAACTTAAGCAACAAATATTAACCATATTAGCTAATGGTGCTCCTACAGGGCAGTCTGCTATCCCACAAATTGGTGGAGGCGGTGCTCCTGCTCCTGAAGAAGCTCCAGCACAATAATCATATGAAAATGTACGAAGCAGGTTTGACTCGGAAAGAAATGTACGGAGAGGATATGCCAGAAATGGCTATCTCTGGGAAGAAGATGGAGGACAAAAAAATCTATCCTCACATTGACTTGAACAGTAAGCAATTCCCAGAGCTTGAAGACATGAAGGTAGGGAAATCATATCTCATCACTTTGGAAGTGAAGCCGATCCGATTCTCAATCAATGATGGAGAACCAAAGGGAGAAGCTAAAGCCTCAATGTGCATGGAAATCCACAAAGTAGGAATGGCTGAAGATCAGGATGCAGGAATGGAAGGTGACGAAAAGACAGACAAGATGGTGGAGAAAATGTATCCAAGCAAAAAGGAAGATAAGAAAGCCTAGTACCATATGCCACTCCAAAAAGGCAAATCACAAAAAACAGTTTCAAAGAATATCAGTGAACTGATGCAATCTGGCCGACCGCAGAAACAAGCGGTCGCTATTGCATTGTCAGAGGCTCGAAAGAGTGGAAGCAAAAAGATAGATGAGTATAGGAAAGCAAAGAAAAAGTAGTTCTTTTGTCAGACCAAAAGTGAAGGAGAAAGGAAGATGAAAATTCATCCGAACGTGCAAGTCTGCTGTAGGGCGGAGGCACGAAATCGCTGTCTCCGCTTCATTCTTGACAGATGCGTGTTGACAGGTTTTATGAATGTGTTTTATAATTAGGGTACAAATAATAATTTACGAACAAGTCAAACTGGATTCTTCTTCTTTTGGAAAAAGAACAACCAGAAAGACACTCGCAACGTTATGAAGGAAGAACAAAAAAAGTATTCCTCATGGGAATACGAAGAGGAGAACGAGGATCAAGACGAACAGGATCAAAATACCGATCCCAACGCCAATCCAGATGCTCCCGAGGATAAAGGCGATGATCCTAACAAAGACAGCCAAATGTCAGATGACACGCCTGTAGAAGTCGAGATTGATGGCAAGAAAGAAACCATCACGCTCGGTGAACTGCGTAGCGGTTACATGCGTCAATCGGACTATACTCGCAAGAGTCAGGAAGTTGCAGAGATGAAGAAAAGTCTCGGTAACGCATCTCCCGAAGAAAAAAAGGAGATTACTGACAAAGCACAGGAAATTGTCGATAACCCCGATAATTTCTCGAAAGAGGACGTTGAAACTGCGAGAACTCTTCTCAAGATCGTTAAGAGTACAGGTCTCCTGAAGGAGTTTGGACTCATGACGAGAGAAGACTTCGATGCTGAAGAAGCAAAGAAGAAGCAGGTTCAAGAGTTTGGAACTAAGCTCGACTCTGCCAAGTCAGAGGTCGGCAAGATGAAAGGAATGCCAGCGTGGAACGAGGAAGATGTCCTCAACTACATGCAGGAATCTGGTATTCATGATCCGTTGGCCGCATATTTGAGAAAGTATGATGCCCAGTATCGTGACTACATTATCAAGCAGGCCAAAGGCGACTCATCGTATAAAAGCGACAAGGGTGGCAAGAAAATTGAGCCGAACGACAAACCTGTAAACGTCCGTACCGAAGAAGGACATCGATCCTTCCTTGCGGATGAAATCTCAAAGCTCAAAGATAAATAAAAAGATTTAAAATAGTTTCTGGAAGGGAAGCTCTCACTGTTATGGCATTAGCCCCATCAGATGTCTTGAATCTTCTGCAAAAGTCTATCGACAAGAAGATCGCAGACAATGTGCCGCAGACGACTCCCCTGCTCACGCTCTTAAAGAGAAATAGTGGAGTAGAAATCCTAGCCAACAACACGTTCTACGTGACTGAGTGGGTAGGTCAGTTCTCTAACGTTGGTCAGTTCGCGACTGGTTCGCAGTTGACTGGCGGTAAAGCAGATAACGTGCAAATCACTGTTACTGCAAAGGACTTGTACGCTGACGTGCAGGTTCATGAGAAGACTGTTGAATCGATGGCCAAAGTCTCCGAAGGAGCACTCATCGACTTCACGAAGGGATACACTGATCGTATGGAAATTGCGGTCGGTCGTGAAATGAACCGTACCTTCAATGGTAACGCCGCAGGTAAAATTGCACGTGCCAACGGTTCTGGTAGCTCAAGCACTGCCTTGACTGTTCAGGCTCTCGATGCAGATACGTCTGATATTGACGGATCAGCATACATCCAACCTGGAGATTACATCAAAGTTGGATCAGGGAATGCTGTTCAGGTGTCAGCTGTTGCTGGTAATGCAGTGACTCTTGCCTCCGCTCGCTCATGGAGTGATGAAGACTCTGTCCTCAAAGCTTCTGCTGATGGTGCGGCCGCTTCCGAAATGCAAGGACTCAAAGGTCTCATTGTGAACACTGGTACTATTCAGAACGTAAACGTTGCTAACTACGTGAACCTCCAAGCTTACGTAGACTCTGCCTCTCAGAGCATTGCCACTTATGGTGAAGCTCCTATGCAGAAGGCGTTCTTGAAGACTGTATCACATCGTGTTGGCAATCTCTTCGGTGTAGCTAACCTGACTGTGTTCAACGCTTGGGCAAGTAAGCTGACCGCTATCAAGCGGACTGCAAATACCGCAGAAGTTATCAAAGGTGGTATCAATCTCAATGGAGAGGTACAAATGCCATTCTTGGACTTCATGGGTGGACAGGTCTACATGGACATCGATACTTGGACGAACCACTGGTTCAACCTCGATCTGTCGTCTATGACGATCGGTGACCTCGGCGGTGGAGTGAAATTCTCCGTTGCCCCAGATGGAAAAGGCGTTTGGTCTCGTGTGACTGGTTATACTCCTCAATACGAAGCAACACTTCGCTTCTACGGAGAGTTGATCATGAAGCGTCCGAAGGCAAACTCTGTCTGCTCCGCTTTGACAGCCTAGTCTGTTTCCAACAAGCTCCCGATACTCTCGGGAGTTTTTGGAAGCCAATTAGCATACTGCCCACACTCGTTGTGGGCTTTATGTTTTCGTGATATAATAGCGTTATGATAGTACCGAGCCAAAAGATGAAGGATGTCGATGACTTCATGAAAAAACTCGACAAAGAAGTCAAAGAAAGGAAGGTCATTGATTTCAGAATGGCTCATCTTCAAAATGACTTACGAAGAATGTCTAGAGACAGAATGTCTGTAGAAAGAAGTGGTGATGTAAATCGCATTGGAACATTCAATCGTTTATTCATAGCAAAGCTTGCCGAATTATCGAGAATCATGCAGACACATGGTTTCTCTAGCCGAGATGAAGCGGCTCAGATGGTTCGTGAAATAAAAGCTCAATAAAGAAATGGAAGGAGACAAATTGAGGATCGCAATGATCAACAATACGAAGGAAGAAAATCCATCGTATACAGTGAGAAATAAGATCGTAGGGCAGAAGCTCGAAGCACTGGGACACAAAGTCTTCTATGACAGCGTGGCCTATAATTTCGATCATGATGACTACGACATTTTTGTATTCAATAGATTCTACGAAGGAACGCTACTGAAGCACATCTCATTCCTAAAGAGCATAGGAAAAACAATCATCTACGAAACAGATGACAACTACGAAAGCATAGATGACAACAATCCGTTCATGAGAATTAAGGACTACGCTGTTCTATCTTCTCGAGAACTGATCAAGATGGCTGATGGAATCACTGTCAGTACCCCAGAAATCAAAGCAGAGATATATAACATGTTCCCAGAAAAAAAGGATGATATCTACGTAGTACCGAATGCACTGGACTTCACACAGTACAAAATCAGAAAGGGAGTCGGACAAAGGACAGCAAAGATAAATGGCGAGAACTACAAAAAACTTCGTATAGGATTTCAGGGATCAAACATTCACGTCCAAGACCTCCTGCTGGTTATTGATTCAATAGCTGAACTACAGAAAGAGTACGGATTCGAATTCTACATATTCGGAATAGATGATAGGCCATTCGATGAGCTGAACAAGTTCTGCCTAGAAAGAAAAGGAGATGAGAAGTGGAAATGGATGGAAGACTTCCCAAAGCTCTATGAGAAGCTGAAAAACGTACAGTACACTCACGTCAAATACGTTCCATATGAAAAGTTCCGAGAAAAACTCTCTGAACTCAACCTTGACATAGGGATAGCACCGCTAACAGATACTCGATTCAACAGGTCAAAGTCGTGTCTCAAGTTCTACGAATATGCGGCCATTGGAACAGTGACGTTGGCTTCTCGGGTGATTCCATACACTCTCGAAATGGATGAGGAAGATACTGTAAAAAACAGAACTGACAAGTGGACTGCAAAGCTCCGCAAACTGATCACTGACGAGCAATACCGAAACGATCGTGCATACATTCAAAGGTCGTGGGTGTTTGATAATCGAAATATCGATAGCGTCATTAAGCAGTGGGAGCAAGTATACGCAACCATTAAATATAAAAAATTATGAAAAAAATACTCTTAGCAGTCGAGTACGTTGGAAAGGAAGGATTCGAGGAATCAGACCAGAAATTGGTCGATTGTGTTCGCCGATACAAGGATGGAAGCGAGATGCACCTCCTTTGCAAGGATTTGATTATGAATGAGGCAGGAGACTACGTTCGGATGAAAGGAGTGGAAATACATACCTCTTTGGGCGTAAACCTCCTTGTGGACGCAAATTTTGACGAAATAATGGCCTTTGACGAGTGGGGTACGAACGCTGTGAGGCATTTGAGCCAGAATGCGGACGTTCAGGAGGATGTTGAGGTAAAAGAGCCTATGAAGCACGAATACGATGCCAGAGGCGAAAAAATGGCCGATATCATCATTCCTCACCACGATCGTCATGATCACCTCAAGGAGTGCCTAGACAGGCTTCCAAACAGCAAATTCAACATCATAGTAGTATCTGGGAAGACGTTCGGAGAGAACTGTAACAAAGGAGCAAAACTGGCCGAAACGGATAACATATTCTTCGTGAACGATGATACTTTGCCAGACTTAGAATTGATTGAAGAAGCCTGCGAAAAGAAAGCTGATATTGTTGGATTCTCGCAGATCATTCCGTCACTGGATAACGATGTTAGGTATGGCGTAGTACTCTTCGATGAAGAAGGAAACCTGAAACCTCAATTCACAAAGGATCGTTCTACTCTCTCGATACCGAACGGATTCTTCTTAAGAATCAAGAGGAAGGCGTGGGACGACCTTGGAGGATTCGATGAAAAGTTCAAAAATGGAGGTGAGGATACCGATCTATTCCTGCGAGCATTAGAAATGAAGATGACGATCGATTATATCTACAAACCAACCATACATAAGCACAGCCAGTCTCAAGATCGCCTGAAGTTCAGTGCTGAGAATAATGCATATCTGAATGAGAAGTGGCCAGAAGAAAAAATCAAAGAAGTGCTTGGAGAGAAGCGAAACAGGGTTTTGATCGCAACCAATCACCTTGATCGACTCGGAGGGACTGAAACGTGGACGTACACAATGGCGAAAGAGTTTGAAAGACGAGGATGGCTCGTTGAAGTCTTCACGCTCCAAAACGGAGAATTGGCAGACAAGCTTCCAGTTGTAGAGAAACCTACAGGCGAGTACGATCTGGTCATCATCAATCACAATTCGTGCCTCAGAGCATTGAGCGATGTTCGTGGGAAAAAGATATTCACGAGTCATGGAATATACCCTCAACTCGAACAGCCAGAGAGTGGTGCTGATGAGTACGTTGCTATTTCCGAAGAAGTGAAAAAGCATATGAAGGAACTCGGATTCAAAGCTACCATCATCAGAAACGGAGTAGACTGCGAAAGGTTCAAGCCGAAGAAGAAAATTCCTGCAAAAGCCAAAAGAGTATTGAGCCTCTGTCATGGTGAGGAAGCTAATGAGAATATCAAGAAAGCCTGTGAAGAAATGGGACTAGAGTTTGACGATATCGGAGGAAATAGAATCTTCGAAATAGAGGAAAAAATCAACAACGCTGATATCGTTGTGACTCTCGGACGTGGAGCATATGAATCAATGGCCTGCGGTAGAGCTGTGATGGTATATGATAGCCGAAAATATAGCCCATTCAAGACAGGTGACGGAATGGTCACTGAAAAGAATGTTGATCAGATATCTGAAAACAACTTCTCTGGTAGAAAGTTCAAGATCAAGATGACTGTCGCTGATATCAAAAGAGAGTTCAAGAAATACAAGCCAACAATGGGTGAATTTAATAGAAAATACGCTCTGGCCAACTTCAATATCAAGAAGCAAGCAGAGAAGTATATTAAGCTATGAAGATAGCTGGAATATCACGTGTACGAAACGCAGAAGGAATCATCAAACATACTCTCGATCATGTCGCAAGCCTTGTAGATGAAATATACATATACGATGACTGTTCTACAGATAGGACTGCTGAGATATGCAAGAATCATCCAAAGGTGAAGAAAGTCATTACTGGGAAAGAATGGAAAGGCGGATCTGCTGAAAGAAACAAGGCAGAGGGTGACCTGCGACAGATCGCATATGAAGCATGTCTTGAGGGAGAGCCAGACTGGGTATACTACTTCGATGCAGATGAGTTAGCTTACTTCAACGATATCGACTTCACTGCTGATGCGTATCGGCTGAGACTGTTCGACTTCTACATCACCGAAAAAGACAAAAACAAGAAGTGGCATGAACGCAAATTTATGGGGTGCGAGTATCGAGATATACTCATGCTATTCAAACCGCATCCAGACGTGAAATTCTACCAGAGAGAGCCAAGACTTCCAAGCAAGTACAAGATAGAAAAGGCTGGATTTGTGAAGCACTATGGTAAAGCAATATCCATAGAGGAATGGGAGAAAAAATGTGAGTATTACACCAACGAGCGAGGTGATGATAAGAAATTCAAAAAGTTCAAAAACAAGTGGGAAGAACGGAAGGGAAAAGCTATCCACAGTGAGTCAGACTTCGGAACACCATTGATCCAATGGCACGAGAGGATTGCAAAGGGTATACCACTTGTTGACGAATAGCAAGTGTGCTATAATGCAACCAAAGAAAAATAACTAGCCAAGAGTATTCGGAAGGGACAAACTGGCTCTAACAAATATGCTATTTTCAGACAAAATGCACCTTGCTGGAGAGATTGACATCAGAATCCTCGACAAGAATGGCCGAGCAAAACTGATCTGGCAAGAGTACAACTTCCTCCACTTTATTCGAAAGCACTTCGGAGTTAACTTCCCGAAGATTTTCGGCTTGACTGGATACTTCACTAGAAAAGCTCACTACGCAAACCTGATCACTACTGCTGGAAAAGGACTGATTTCAGGACGTATCAACGGAGTTGGATCTCCTGCCGCTCCAACAGCAATGGCCATCGGAGAAGGCACAACTGCGGCTGATGCGGCCGACACTACTCTTGAAACCGAACTCTCTGGAAGTGGATTCGATCGAGGTGCTGGAACTGCCACTCTTCAAACAACTACTGTAGCAAATGATACATGCAGGTTAGTTAAAAGCTGGACATCCTCAAGCGTCAGTGATGTTGCGGTGACTGAAATGGGAATCCTCAATAACGCAGTCTCTGGTGGAACTCTACTCGTAAGAAACGTGTTCTCAGCTTATACGCTCCGAAACGGAGATACCTTCGAAATTACGCATAACCTGAAGAACGCCTAAAACGGCGATGATATACGATGACACACGTATTCAATACGACCAATCGAATGTTCTCTACGATGGAAGCTGGACTCTAACAATCAATGAGACAGCTTCTTTTTCCGAGTCCATAACGAAGTACATTCAGATCGCAATTGCTGAAACTGTCACGATCACAGAAGCGATAGCGAAGTCCATTCAAACTGCTATCAGTGAAGTAGCAACGTATACCGAGTCTCTTTCAAAGAAAATCACTATAACGATATCCGAGTCCATTGCCATGACGGAATCGTTCTTTTCAAGTATCTCTGCCGTTATTTCTGAAGTGGCAACAATGACTGAATCGTTCACGAGTAGCATAACCACAGCAATATCAGAAGTAGTTACATTTTCGGAGTCCATTACAAAATCAATACAGACTGCGTTTTCCGAAGCAGTGACAATGAGCGAGAGTATCTACCGAACTATCAGAACCACGATATCAGAGACGATCACGATGACAGAGGTATATGCATTCACGTTCCATATGGTCATTAGCGAAGTATCTAGCTTCACAGAATCTCTGACATTCAACATTTACGAGAGGCTGAAAGGAGTCATCGGAATGATCAAAGAGTTTGTGAGAATAAGTGACAAGAAAGAGGTCGTGAGTGCCGCCAACGTTGGTGAAGGAATTAGAGAACAGTACAATACTCCAGAGCTTCAATATGACCAATCAACAATTCTGTACGATGAGCCTACGATGTGTTATAATAACTACATATCAAGTGAAAAACCAAGATTCAAAGTAGGTAAAAAGTTAAACAATGTCAGCTTGGCCGATCAAAAGGACAAACCTGCCATTTCAAAGAAATGAGAACGATTCGAGAAAACCTCGAGGAAGCGGTCGGACTCCTCAGTACAAACCTTGTCCAGAACCATCTTAAAGCCGCCTATTTGGTGTCGATGGATCTGTCACACATTCAGGGATTCGATCCCGATCCGATCACAGTGCTTGCTCTCTATCACGAGTACCTGATATCAAGACACCAGATGATATCAAAAGTCGGTATCTGGAACAAAATAAAAGGGTACTTCCACTCAGTCACAGTCAAGACAAAGATGCTCAGCATTATGAACCGATGTGATACGAAGACATTCGGAGATGGAGACAAATACATTAAGGAAATAAACTTATTGATCAGGAAGGCTATATAAAAATATGGCAATCAACTTTCCAACGTCACTCGACTCTCTTACAAATCCGACAGCATCGGACTACTTAAACAGTCCTTCTCACGCTGGACAACATGCCAATGCCAACGACATTCTCGAAGCTCTCGAAGCAAAGGTCGGTATAGATAGTTCAGCGGTCACCACATCTCACGACTACTTGCTGAGACATCTTCCACAGCAAGAACAAATATCTACACCAGCAAACCCTGATTCGGGCTATAATAAACTCTACTTCAAAAACGATGATAAACTGTATCGTCTGACAAGTGCTGGCGATGAACAGCAGGTCGGTGGAAGTGGAGATTTTCTCGTAACTCAAATTTTTAGCTAATAAAACAACAAACATATGGCAACAGCAGTAAAAAGAAAACTTAGTGGGTCAACCAATGGAAAGGGCATTAAGATCACTCAAACAGCAACAGCTGGTGATACTATTCACACAGCCGTAGCTGGAACAACGGATGGAACATACGATGAGATCTGGCTCTACGCATACAATGGCCACACTGGAAACGTAACTCTCACAATCGAGTTCGGTGGAGCAACTGTACCAGATAACAACATTATTCTGACGCTTTCAGCAAAGGCTGGACTCGTGCTTGTAGTGCCTGGTCTTCTCCTCCAAAATGCACAAGTTGTTAAAGCATTCGCATCAGTGGCAAACGTTGTCACCATCAGCGGATTCGTTAACGCAATCACTGACTAAATATGATCGACAAACATTTTTTCAAAAAGCATCAAAAGGCTCTCTTGTGGGTCATCAACACCAGAATTGGTCGCTGGTTATTTGGTGTTGAAAAAATGGGTCAGCGAGCAGAAGGACAGAAGATCATAGAAGTATTCCCAAATGGGATCAAGACCATAGTTGGATACGAAGGAATAAAGGTGAAGTACCGATACCAATTCTTCAACAAGCCAGAATATGCTATCAGAGTTGGTAAGGTGCTATTTTGGATGCCGATAGCAGAGTTTTATAGAGGATTGGTACTGCGACCTGCATATCAACTAGCATTCATCCTTATTCTTGGAATAGTTGGATTCCACTTCCCAATATTCATTGGAAACATAATCACTCCAAACTCAAACGATGGTGGAGATAAGGCACTCGCATACTATGATGGAGCGACTTGGGCAACATCTCATGACGCTACCAGTGCAAACTTTTCATATGATAATAGCTATGTTGGAGAGCGTATCGAAGCGGCCAACCACTATACTATTCGAAGGTACTTTCTCCCATTCGACACATCTGCTATAGCGGACACTGATATCGTTTACGAGGCAATCATGAAGGTATACGTAACGTCTGTCACAAGCGGAGATCAGGATGGTGAAGACTATGTTGCTGTTGTTCAATCAAGCCAAGCCAGTGCCACATCTATTGCAAACTCAGATTATAACGATCTCGGAACAACAGAGTTGAGCAATCAAATTAGTGTTCCGACTGCAACAACGAGTGCGTATAATAACTTCGTTCTTACTGAGGCTGGTAGAGCAATAGTGTCTCTCACAAGCTATACAAAACTCGGGCTTCGAGAAGGTCACGATATTCTTAATCATCCGACTGTCAACCAAACTGGTACTGATATTTTCTACAGCATCTACGATGCAAGCAACGCCTCAAATAAGCCAGTATTCTCCGTAGAGACATTTCAACCAACGACACTCCAAGTTAACTACAGACCAAGAAAGAGGACTGCTGGTTCAGTGAGTGCGTAATAAATATAAAAAACAAAAAGATGGATCAGTATATAACCCAACAATTCTTCTACATAGTAGTCGGGACAATATCGTCAGCATTTTCTGGCGTATTGCTCTACTGGATATCTGCCATAAAGACTACCGACAGTAAAGTGATAAAATACCGAGAAGAAGACTCAAAAGAGTTCGCTGACTATAAGCTCCAAACCCAGAAGGTTCATAGTGATTTGCAGAGACTGATTGACATCAAAAATGGAGACCTTGAGCGGACAATTTCAAACATAAATCTTAACATGGATTATTTGAAAAAATCTCATGAAGAGCTGAAACAAATGATCAGATCACAATAGTATGATAACCAAAGCACTACATCCCGATATATCGGGAAATCCAAAAAGCAATCTCACTGCGAAAGCTGTTGCTGGGCAGGCTGACTTGGTAGTGCAGAACGCTGTCGACTTCTCCGCAAATGACCATGTAGTGGTCGGTAATCCCACTGAAGAACTGACTGAAATAGGGCGTATTTCAAGCATTTCTGGCAAGACCATAACACTGGTCGCAAACTTGGTGAATACCCATCCAGAAAACACAAGGATCACGTTCATAAAATACGATCAAATCAAATTCTACAAGGCCACTAGCATCAATGGATCATACAGTGCTGTTTCCACAAAGGATATAGCTATTGACGAGCCACATACGCTCTACGATGATGCTACTGCTCTCTCGACTGACTACTTCAAGATAAAATACTTCAACAGCTACACCAATGACTTGTCGGTATACTCTGATCCAATCAGTGCCTCTGGTTTCCCGAGGTATTCACTGAAACGGATTCAAGATGCTGTGTATACCAAGACAGGAGACAAAAAAGAACAGTATTATGATCGTGATGAAATCACTGACTGGACGAACGAACTCAAGGATGACTTGGTGAATAGGATCATTGACAGCAACGAGAAATACTTCAACACCTATGAAGACCTTGATGTTGATTCAAATGGAGAAGCTGATCTCAACGCTAACTTCAGAAAATTCCAGAAAGTATTCGTCCTATACGATGGAATAAATGGAAAGAGAGCGAGAAGATTCGAGGTAGAAGAATTGAACGATTGGACGCAGACGTTTTCACAAGAGTACCCTGGATACTACTTCAAGCAGTACGCTGTAGGGTGTCGTCCAAAAGGTACAGCAGGCACTACGAAGATTCAGGTACATTTTGAGGATCAGCCTACTGACCTCGCAAATGATATGGATGAGATGCCAAAGCCTCTCAGATTCTACATGCACGTCATTATGGATGGCCTTATGGCAAAAGCGATGGAAAAAGCTGGAAAAGATAATCGTGCAAAGCTTTTCTGGAATAAGTACGAATCTGGAGCACAAAACATGCTCGAAGAAATAAACAATCTTGTCCTCGACGAGAACAGAGGTGTTCGAGACGATGAAGAAGATTCGGAGTATCTCTAAAATATGAATTACTACCGCCAATACCAAAACATAGGAATGCACAGGAATGTCAGTCCAATGGCAGTCCTTAAAGGTGAATGGAAGAAGATCGTCAACTGGGATATCGCAAAAATAGGATGTGCCACAAAACGAGACGGATACACAGCCATTCTCAATGTACCAGATGCGTCAGAAATCCTGACGCTTATTCCGTTTGAGGTAGGATCATACCGATTACTCATCATGATCAATGCGGCTGGAAAGCTCTACGTGGCCGATCCAGCAGTAGACAGCACATGGGGTACAGCAAAACTCACTGGCCTATCGACTACTGGCCGATGGGGATGGACAGTCCTTCATGATGATAGCGGAGTGCCATACATGATCCTCGGAAATGGAACGGAAGTCTACAAGACGACCGATGGTGATACATTCTCGACTGTCTCTGGTGCTCCTCTAGCGAAGTTCTGGGCATCATACCAAGAGCGAGTATATGCGGCTGGCGTACCAGCAGATGAGGACGTTTTGCACTGGTGTTCCATTGGAGATTTGACGGACTGGTCAGCAGTTTCACCAAGTGATTCAGGATCACTCAACATTGACAAGCACTCAGGAGGTACGATTCAGAATATCCGAGCGTTAAACGATCGAGTCGTAATCTACAAGAAAACTCGGATGAAGCGATGGGATGAAGAATACCTGAGAACAGTAATGTCGTCTGATGGATTGGACGCTCCGTACTCGTTGGCAGAGATCAATGGAATGGCATTCAGTTTGGATAGAAACGCTATCAGGCTCTATGATGGAAATTCACCTCAAGAACTCACCTCAAAAATAGAAGACCTCATATTTGGGATAGACTTCGGAAGTACCAATACTCCACGTATCTGTGGGGATGTATTCAAAAAGAAATATTACCTCTCTGTTGGTACGATAACCGATGAAGATGGAGATACCATCAGTAATGCGTGGATCGTGTTTGATTTCAATAAAAATGCATTCTGGCTCTACTCTCTCGCTCATCAGGCAACAGCTATGACGAGACTTATGTGTTCTGATGGAGTGCAGAGGTTCTTCTTTGGAGGGACAGCAGGAAAAGTGTGGGAGATGTTCAATGGAGACGATGACGATGGAACTGATATCGAGGCGTTCCTCGAGGGACACGTTATATACCCAGCAGGCATTGAGACATTCATCGATCCGAAGGAAGTGCTTGTAGCATCAAAGTTTGGCCATGAAATGACTGTCCAGCTTACCGATGACTACACCGACAATACGATGACGATTGGAGAGTTTGATAAGCCAGTAACCAGCAATCTCACCGATCAGCTTGGAAACAACGTTCTCGGGCTGGTGGTGCGAGTAGTACACTCTACAAAGGGAAAGCCGATATTCTACGGATTCTCTCTTGGATTTGAAGTAGAAGGTACGAAAAAGATGCTCTCGTAGCAATGGAAAAAATACAAGAAATTACATATCTAGACCTCGGGTTCAATATATTTGGACTCAACTTGCCAATCGGTAACTCCTTTCAGTCTGCGAACTTAAATGATGCATTTTTTGAGCTATCTGAAAACTCTGTATCAAACAAAAAGGTCAAGAGCATATCGGCCGACAAAATAACAGCAGGTACTTTGGCCGCAATTACAAACGTTGGTGATGAGTCCATAGTTCTTGATGGTGAAAATAGAACGATAAAAATTTACGATGACTCTTCCAATGTAACGATATACATGGCTGGAGGCTCTGCATAAGTATGGCGGTCTTCAAAGTTCTAAAAGAAGGAGAAACAGACATTGATAGCAATGATATTTGGAGGTTTGCTATCCATTCAGACTACCCGAACGTTAAAATAAAATTTTCTGGGAGCAACAACTTCACGATGCTGACAGGGAACTACTACGCAGAGTATGTGATCCCTCATAACCTCGGGTACGTTCCCATCGTGTTTGGGTGGGTAGAGCGAAGTGGAAAGATATACCCATGCAACATGCTCACTGGGATAGATGACGTGTTCTATGACTCTGGAGAGTTCGATACTTGCTCAGTGTTTGCGTACTGTTCTGCCGATGACACGAATGTATATATTGGAGTCCATAACAAATTTCCAGTGGATGCATTGGCATACGATGACTATGTCTTCAAAGCACACTGGAGGATCGCAGTAGACGAATACTAATATGGCTGTACTAAAAATAGCAAAACCAACAAAGAGTGCATTGTCACTAGATGAACGTGATCTCGCTTTCAGTAGCAAACTCGACTACCTGAAAGAGCAGGAAGCGGATCTGGCAGATACTGATACTAGTGGTGATCTGACTATCACTCATGATCTCGGATACGTTCCAGCTTTCACGATATTTGTAGCTGATTACAGCGATACTAGCGAATGGTTTCCATACGATAGCATTGGAAATGTGTACGCTACCAGCACACAACTAGTAATTCAGGGGGCGATGGGTGGTATCAAATCAAAAGTGTACTACGCATTATTTTCTAGCGAACTATGAGTCCTCAACTAAAAATAGCAAAACCAACATACGATGCCGAAACGGAAACCGATCCGAGGAACTTCGTATTCAACCAAAAAAACATCTATAAAATAGCATTCACTGGCGACATCACAGTCACAGTGAACTACGTAGATGATGGATTTGGAGGTACGATCGGAGAGGCGACAGCGTCATTCCAACACGCTCTTGGGTACGTTCCAGTAGCGTTTGCGTTCACAACAGACTTTGGACAGCAGATTCCAACGTTCTATCCAGCAGGTGCAGGTGTTGCCGCTTCACTCACATATAAAATCGACAATGATAAGATATACATCACAGTCTCTGATACAGGTGTGTTTGGATGGACTGGTGACGAAATCGACTTCGCATTCCGATACCAGATCATGTATGACAAAATCATTTAATGTGTTATAATAGAAAAAAAGTAGGAAGGCCGAAATAAACTATGGCGATAGACTTCTCACAACGGCCAGCAGGTGTCTCAAAGCGTGAGTATGCGGCCACGATACTCGGTGGAACAAAAGAAGATTACACAGGTAGTGGACAGCCAAAGTCCTCTTCTTCTTCGTCTTCGAAAAGCTCATCTTCTTCAAAGACATCGTCTCCAACATACAAGGCTAAAGAGTACGAATATAAGGATTTTGTAAACACAAAACCAGTAGAATCAGCATTTAATACTGCTCGTGGTGTATATGTCGATCAGCTGTCTGCACTCAAGCCTCGGTATGAGGAACTCTACAAACAACTTGAGGCAGAAAAAGAATTGGCAGGAGAAAAAGAACAACAGCAATTCGGACAAGAAAAAACACAGCAGAAAGTCGATATTGCTAAGCGTGGTATCTCAACAGATACCGACAACTCTTTCTATACCACTGAAGCTGGGAAACTCGAGAAACAGCAGAACATTCAATCGAAAGAAACTGCTCTCCAATACGCTGGGAAGCGTCTTGATATTTCTGGAGCACAGTCTGCTGATGAACGTGATCTCAATACGGCCATAGTGAACCTTGACTTGAACAAGGCTTCCACGATCGAAAGCATGATCTCTACAGCAAAACAGTTTGTAGAGAATCTTAATCAAACAGAAAAAGGAAGAGAATACCAATCGAAACGTGATGCTGTTGCTGATGCTCAGTGGGAGAAAACATTCGCATATACTAAAAGCAAGGATGCGGCTGACAAAGCATTGGAAATGTACAAACTGGCTAAGAGCGAAACCAAGAGCAACAACACAGCGTACAACAGTGCATTGTCGGCTCTGGTATCTTCTGCATACTCAAGCAATAATCCTGCTCCATATACTCGAGAAAGAATTCAGAAGTCTCTTGAGGCCGCCTTCCCAGATCAGGCTTCTAGAATCAAGTCAGACATAAGCAAGTTCTTCCCTAACGGATGGGAATCACAGGCAAGTGGCACTGGTGCTCGTGTAACAACTGGCGATGATGGGGAAACCTATGTCGAATATTAAAATATAAAAATATGCCACGAATAAACATCAAAGAATTAGGACTCACGCCACAACAGGCAAATGACGTATTCAGTAACATGAAGCCTGATGAGGTGGCAAAAAAAGTAGAGGAGTTAAAAGCGGCTCAGGCTCAAAACGCTGAAACTGCTGATACATTCACACAAAAGGTGAAGCAGATTCAAGGTATCCAAGACGATAAATACGAGAGCATGGCAGTTGGTGCGAACTCATTTGCTAGACAGGGAAGTGGACTCTCTGGTGCAATTTACAATGTCACACATCCTATTCAAAGCATCAGAAACTTTTTTACTGGTGGAAAACAGAACTTCTTGGCAGACGTTCAGAACCTCACTAGCAAAGAAACGCTCGATAACCTCATTGCTATTAAAGCGGCTGGAGGTACTTTCGGTGCTCTATCAGAGAAGGAGCTTGATATGCTGATCAACTCCGCAACAAAAATTGGAAAGTGGGAAGTTAAGGATAAAAATGGCAACGTTACTGGTTACAATGTTAGTGAAAAGTCGTTTAATAACGAAATGGATCGACTGAAAACGCTTGCTCAAAAAGCTGTAGTCAAGGCTGGTGGATCTGTGAACTCTGGCCAGACTTCGAGTGGGATCAGCTACACAGTCGAATAAAGGTATGCCAAAAATCAAATTTGAGAATGGAGTAACTGTCAATGTACAGGGAAATCCTACTCAGCAAGACATTGAGGAAATTGCATCCCAGTTGGGAGTAAGCAAGGCAGAAACACCTGGTGGAGTCTCAGGTGCATTTAAGCGTGGGTGGAAAGGACTCAAAGAAGATTTGAACAAACGAGTAGATAATACAGGAAAGGCAGTGAATGCTGATCAGAGTGGTGCTTCAAAGGTTCTTCAAGTTGCTGGTCAGGGATTTGGAACGATTGGAGATGTGATCGGTGCAGGAGTATCAACTGCGGCCAGTGCCATCACTCCTGATTCGATAGAACAGCCTATCAAAAACAAATTCACCGAAGGGGTGAAGAAGATTATGGAGACGAAAACTGCCAAAACAGCAATGGATAAGTATGAGCAGTTCAAAAATGAAAACCCTGAATTGGCAGGAAACATTGAGGCCGTTGCCAATATAGCTGATGCGTTCACAAATGCTCTTGCAGTCGGTGCAGGGGCTAAAGGGGTGAAAGTAGCTGGTAAAGGTGCTATCAGGGCAGGAGAGGCAGGAAAAGAGGCCGTAGAGGGTGTCACAAAGGGAGCGGTGGACAATGTAGTAAAGTTTGGGGAAAAAGCCACTCAGGGGGCTAAAAAAGCTATCGGAGAAGTGGATCGAGGCGACCTTGCTAAAACTGGAGCTTCTTTCGCCACAGGCCTTGAAAAAGACACAATCGATCAGATCACAAAATATCCAGAGAGATTCACAAAAGAAGCGATGTCTGGTGTCGATCGTGATGCGGTATTCAACAAAGTGAAGACAGCGATTGATCATCGTCTCGAGCAACTCTCTGAGACTGGAAAGGAATATGGAATCATCAGAGAGCAAGGAGAGCCTATCACCATTCTTGAACATCCAGTACAAAAAGTTCTCAGCAAGTACGGAATCAAAATCGGAAGAGATGGAAAACTGAAGATGTCAGCAGAATCAACTCCACTTGGTAGTGGTGACGTTCGTGCTATCGAAAACTTCATGAAACAGTATATCCCAAAGAAAGGGAATACTATGTCGGCCAACGCATTCCTTAATGCAAGAAAAGCTCTTTCGAACATGTCAAAATTTGCAGAGGATAAAACTGACATGGCAGGAACTATCGCTCGTGAAATACGAAAAGAGCTTGATACTGTCGGTAAGGGAACAATCACAGGCCTTGAAGACTTGGACAAGAGGTTCGCATCTGAAATCAAGCTTCTCAATAAAGCGAAGGGTGCTATTTATGACAGGAGTGGAAACGTAAAGAGCAACGCAATGTCTGTTATCACGAACCTCACAGGAAAAGGAAAGGAGCAACTCCTACCTATCATTGAAAAGATAGTGCCTGGTATTTCACAAGATGTTGATGTTCTGAAGGCGATCATGGACATAGAAAAAACAAAAGGAATCAAAGTCGGTACGTACCTACGAGGAGCTACTGGTGGGTTCTTGGCATCTGGTGGAAATCCTATCGCAACTATCCTTTCGGCAATCGCTACTTCTCCACAGGTTGCTGTTCCAGCTATTCGTGAGTTCTCGAAGGCAAAGCCAAAATTAAAAGAAATGCTTCAGAAACTAGGGAAAGGACGATGATACACGATCTCATCTCAAAACTTGGTATCAAACTGGAGATGGTAGATGAAGACCATATCCAGACAGAATCAGGAGGGAAGGCCAGAGGTGCTTTTCGATGGAACTACATAGAAAATAGGGCAGAGATTCTGCTCGCTCGGTCAGCCACAGAAAGAACGTGGAGGCACGAAATCGGACATGCTATAAACTTCATCCTCGGTAACGGAAAAAGGTACTCAGATGAGGTAGGAATCGAATCAGAGGCATTTGCCAACTTGGTAGCGGATATACTGGAATTATGTTATAGTGGCACAAAGGAAGTTCGGCCAAAGGGTGCAGGCGATAATCCTTAACATAAGCGTATTAGTAGTAAAAATGTGGAGCAGATAGCAATAGCATCTTTTCTTCTCGGGATCATGTTCTTAAGCATTAGTTTCCTCTTGCTCATTAGTAAAATATCTCATTTAGAAATTAAAGAGCGGTGCTACTCATCTAACTATAGGCGACTAGAACACTGCCAAAAAGAAAACTTATGAAGTACGAAGTTAAGACTCCACGTGAGAAGTACATTCTTGAGGAAGACAATGTGTCTGATCTTCGAAAATCTATTCTCAAAAAAGAATCGATATCATATACAGAGCTACAGGTGAACACAGCACCTGGGTTCATATTTCTTGAACAGGACGATCCAAAATGGGCTAAGGTTACGCTCGGAACAACTGCATACGAACTTGAAGACTTCGGCTGTCTGGTCACAGACTTGTCGATGCTTTCGTATTGGTACAAGAAATATCTGACTCCTGCTGAACTCGCCAAAGGACTCAAATTTGATGCCAATGGAAATCTGTTTTGGACGAGCATAGATAAGATATGTCCATTCAAATTCGTATACCGATACTACACTCGTGACATCGACAAAATTAAGAGCATTTTATTCTCAAAAGACAATGCTTGCGTAGTTCGAGTGTTCTTCAACAAATACAAGAAATCGTACCACTGGCTGGCAGTTATTGGATATGACCAAAAGAGCGGAAAGTTGATTGGTGCTGATCCTATCAATGGCCAGAGTGTCTTCATCGAGGACAAGTACGGCCTGATCAATGGATTTGCCGAAGTAAAAAGAGCATAAATATTAAATACAAACATATGGATATTGCATCCTTTGTAGTGATCGGAGCGGTCGTTTCCCTGATCGTCCAGATCATCAAAAATAAGTATGGGACTAACACCACAGGTACGTTGACTGCGGTAATGGCTCTATCTCTGGTTACAGGGACAGTCTACTACCTCATCAAAGACACATCCTACTTCACAGCGATCGTGTCGATCCTCGGATTTGCTGGAGCAGTATACACGTATATCTTGAAAAGATTCGAATAGCAAAACAAAAACACAAACAAAAAATAATTGGCTTCGTAAAGCACACCAGTTCCTTCCGCTGTGTGTGCTTTATTTTATGGAAGTTTTAATACTTGGAAAAGGCACTAACAACAAAACAAGTTATCCACAGGGTAGACTTGACAAAACATTGGAAAAGGAATATACTGGTAATAGGGTGAGATAACCAATAACCGAGAGGCTACGGGTAAGCCCTCAAAAACAAAAATATGTCTGTACAAGACAAAATAGCCAAAAAAATGGCTGAAATAAAGGAAAAAGAGCAGTTTAAAAAGAAGCATGATCCATTCCTGCTCTGGGGAGAGTACCCTCATGGGTGGCAGATGATCAAAGACCTCATACTGTGCCTCATGCTGATGAATGCCCTGATAGGCATACTGAAGCAGGTAGACATAGCCTCAATGATGGCCTCAAAAACCATCGTAATAACGCAGGAGGCCATTATAAGCCCAGCAGAGGCATCAACGGCCATCCCAGAGGAAAAAGCACCGCAGAACGCAAAAATGGAAGCAAAAACAGCAGAATTCTCGGCCTATAATGCCGAGGAAGCACAGACAGACAGCGATCCATACACAATGGCAAGCGGAAAGAGGGTCTACGAGGGGGCGGTGGCCAATAATTGCCTCCCCTTCGGGACAAAGATCAAGGTGAACGGAAAAACCAAGATTGTGGAGGATCGGATGAACAGCCGATACGGATGTGAGAACTTCGATATCTACATGGAAAGCTACGATGAGGCAATAGCCTTCGGACGGAAAACAATGGAATACGAAATAACCAAATAGCCTATGTTCTGGACAGGACTACTACTACTGATAACAGCCACGATCGTGTGTGGGGATAATAAGAAAACTTACTAGAAAGGTGGTGATCATATGGAATATGAAGAATCAATCGAGATAGAGCGAGCAAAAGCAACAGTGATCGCATTCGCTACTCTTGCAGTCATGATAGTAGCAATAGTGCTGGTGGGAATATACATCACAACGATTTAAAACAAAAAGCAATGACAGAAGAAGTACCAACCATAATCGAGGCCATTCAGTTCGATCCAGAAAGCAAAGAATGGCCAGATCAAGTAAAGCCCTGGGATAAGAGAATCCCAAGAGACATGAGCTGGGGATTCGTGGATACAGACTTCGGAAGGAAAAGTGTTCAAGCAGGAGACTGGCTGGTCAAAGTATCTACAGGTCAACTCATGTTAGTGCCAGATAGAATTTATAAAAAAATAATGACAGGACAAAACGTATGATATGCAACAAATGCTACGTGCAGATGCACCAGAAAGATCAAATCGGTGGAGGTCGAGCCGAGGATACAGAATACACCACTTGGGAGTTCAAAGAATGCCCAGCCTGTGGTCGGAAAGTGATCGAGTATTATGCCGCAGTAGAGGTAACCGATAGCGAAGAAGTCATCATCAAAGAAATAATCAAGCTAAAATCACAAGGTCATGAGTAATCTAACAGCTGATCAAAAAAGAGAATTGAGCAACAAAAAGGTAGGAACGTATTTTGGAGACAAAAAAGAAAAGCTCACCAAAACTCAAGAAAAAGTATACGCCTACATTGCAGGATATATTGAGGACTTCGGGTTCTCACCAACCTATCAAGAAATAGCGATCCGAACAGGTCTCACTACTCAGGCGGTAGAGGCACACATTAAAAACCTAGTCAAAGCTGGCTGGATAGCTTTCGATAACTCGAAGAAATTCAGAAAACTCGAGCTAGTACCAAAGCAATGAACAAACTCAAATGGGGAAACCTAAAACAAAACCGATGCCCGAAGTGCGGATCTGATTTATCGTATGACGAACAAAACGCATCCTGTAAGTGTGGCTTCAAAATCAGCCTCACTAGAATGAATGAGATCGTTCAAAACAGAGTCGCAAACGAAATCGAAAAAGACTATGAGCAAACTTAAAGAACGCCGAGTGTGGTACTTCGAATGTGAGCACTGCCACAAAGCAAGGCGACAATCTCATAAAAAGGCGAAAGCTAGAGAAGCTCTCTGTCGGTCATGTCGAAGACTGACTCCTAATCCAAATCAAAAATCACTGTTCGATGAACAAGCAAATCAAAACGCAGGTGAAAGTGATCCTGCAACAGAGCGAGTCGGCAAGAAATAGCGATGCGGTTCTGGTGATAGAACTATACAAGACGTTCTACCATATGCCTGATCCAGTGAGACTCGAGAAACTCCGAGAGATCATGGCATACGCCAGTCCTGAAGACATTGCTAGACACCGAAGAAGGCTCAACCAAAAAGGAGAGTACCTTCCTACCGATCCAGAAGTCATCAAAGCCAGAAGGCTGAAGATCGATGATATCAAGGAGGATTTAGGGTACAGGCCAAGTCCACAGCCAGAAAGAGCAGAGTGGTGGAAAAACTAGGCACTTGACAAACATTGGAAAAGAGCAGATAATGGAAATGTAAGTAGAAACCATTATCAGCAAGAGAAAAGTATGCCAAAACTAGCCGAAAAAGTCTGCAAAACATGCGGAGAAACGATGAAGCTAAAGCCAGCACAGATCAGAAAAAAGATGTGTACTAGTTGTGCATACACGCTTAAGAAAATTCGGAGTAGCATGAAGTACTGGGAGAAGAAGTCTCCAAATTCAATCAGACATCAATACTGGATCGGTCGATACCAGTCGATGATAAAAATGTTAAATAAATAACCATCACAATTATGAAAAAAGAGAAGGCGAAGAAGGTCACTTCGAAAAAAACCAAAAAGAAATCCACAAGCGTGGTGGTGCATACCAGCAAAGCAGACAAAAAAGAAATGGTCTGGTCTGGTGCATCGCAAATCATGGCATCTGGCCGAGAGGATATTAAAACCGCAGTAGCACAACAGATGATGAATCTGGCAACTGCGGTATTTAAATTACCTCCACAAGGAATCACCATCCTTGCAAATCAGCCATACGTGAACAAGATCGGATGGAAGATGAAGATGAGAGAATACTACGCAGAAAAGTACCGCATCAGAACGGAGTGGAAGCACTTCGCTGATCCAAACGAACAGTACGCTATCTGCGAAGCTATCATCGAGGTGAAAGATAGCAAGGGTGGGTGGGAAGAAGTCGCAAGGGCAGTCGGTGAGGCCACGAAGACAAACATCAAGTTGGCCGCAGTAAAAGAGACGCTCAACATGATGGCAGAGACGAGAGCTAAAAACCGAGCGATGTCAGACTTCATCGGAGCAAGAACTCTCGAGGATGCAGTGAAAACACTCAATGCCATGAGAACCAAAAAAGAGGTCACAGAGGATCAGGCTCATGTGATCACTGAAGCGGCTCGAGTCACTGCTGAAGAAATGACAGGGTCAGAGACAAAGACAGTGGACTCCGAGAAAGCATTCAGCTTCGTTGAAAAGCTCAAGGTGGAAATGTTCAAAAGAGGTATCAAGACTGGCCGAGAAGCGATCGAGTACGTCAACAAGGTGACTGATGCACAACTGAGTACGTTCGATGAGGTGGATGAGACACTGGCCAAAGTAGTGCTGGCTGAGGTAATTAAAAAAGCGATAAAGAAATAAACATATGGCAAAAAGAGAACCAGACAAGGTAATCGAACTTTACAAGGGGAAGGTAAAGATCGAGTTCTACGAAGCATCTCACCGATACATGGTGAGCATCAAAAACGGAAAGAACTTCGGTGATCCAGAAAAAGCAAGCGGTGTGACTACATTCACTCACGTGATCGATAAGTCGCAACCATTGCTCTACTGGGCGGCTGGGCTGTGTCAAACGCACCTCATCACGATCATCGAGGATGGTGGAAAAATCAGGATCAAGGACATTCAAGAAGCAGTGTGGAAATACCGAAGCAGAACTGAAGAAGCGGCCGACCTCGGGAAAGAAGTCCACTCACTCGCAGAGCAGTACATCAATGCAAAGCTTGAAGGAAAGAAAGAGCCTCACGTGAACCCAGCAGAATACGATGATAGAGTGTTCAACGGATACATCGCATTCCTAGACTGGGTCAAACAGCATGGAGTGAAATTCATAGCAAGCGAAAAACCTATCTACTCAATGAAACATGGGTACGTGGGAACGCTCGATGTCATCTTCACACTGGCAGATGAGAAGCACAAGATTCAGCATGTCGGCGACTTCAAGACAGGAAAGTACCGAGAGATTAAGAAACAGGTAGACGGACGATGGAAAGTAGTCGGGGTGTCGGCATACCCAGAGCATCGATTCCAAGTCTCAGCGTACCAATCGGCCGATGAAGAAGAATCAGGAATGAAATACGGATCAAAATGGATCATGTACTTCAGTAAAGAGGACGGAAGCTTCACAGCCTTCGAAATTCCAGCAGACGAACACAAGGATGACTTCTCCGCATTCTTGGGATGTGTGGCCATTAAAAGGAGGCTAGACCAAATCTAGTATGAAAGTACCAGAGCAATACAGACTAGTACATCACGATATCCTCGGATCTGATGCAAGCTACGGAAACAACGGATGCTTCATAGTATCATTCAGAGGACGTGAGATGACAGTGATTGCAAGCGATGGAGAGGGCTGGGAGCATGTCTCAGTCTCTCTCAACAATCGTAATCCAAACTGGGAGGAGATGAGCTATATTAAGAGCCTCTTCTGGGATGATGAAGAATGTGTGATCCAATATCATCCTCCAAAAAGTGAGTATATAAATATGCATCCACACTGTCTGCATATGTGGAGGCCAAAGGACAAAGAGATACCGATGCCTCCGAGCATTCTGGTGGGTATAAAGAAAAAAGTATGAATGAGAAAAAAGTAAAACAACTTAAGAAAGCGTACTACGAAGGAAAGCTCACGCAGTTTCTAGATGAGATGATGGCCAATGGTGAAGAAATCAACAAGGAAGAAATTGAGAGCCATCTAACAAAGTTCCAAGAGGAACGAGAGAAAAACATCAAGGAATTTAAGAGGTACATAGATCAGGAAAGCACTCCAACAGTGGACGTTCTGTTCGACAAAGATAGTGATCCAGCCAAGCGTGATGAGTGGATCAAGAACAGAGACTACGCTATTGCCAGAGCAACAAAAATCCTGATGGATACTGCCAGAGCGATCGCAACAAAATCAGACATTGATGTGCAGAAATTCAGCGACTATGCACATGAACTCACTGGCCTGACATACTTTCTAGATCAGGACTCTGTATTCAAGAAAAGGACATGGAAAATCAGGCAAATGGAGATTATGGAAGATTACCGATGCTCTAGAAAAGAGGCTGAGGATCACTCTATGATCACGAATGAGTATGTAGACTATAAAAATGCCTACAATCTGCGAGAAGAAGTCGAGAACTTCATCGTAAATAGCAGAAAAGAAGTGAGTAGGTACAGGTAGTTATACACCTCTTATCCACTAGGTGGTTTATTGGAAAAGCGATAAAATAAAAACACCATCACACGCTGAAGGCTACTCTTGTGATGGGGGTAGCCTTCAGTGTCTAAAAACCTATGAAAGAAAAACTCACAAAAGAAGAAGTTGGGTTCGCACAGGTAAAGAATGAGGTCTTGTGCGATAAGAAAATATCACTCAAAGCGAAGGGTATGTTCGCATACCTCTACTCGAAGCCAGATGATTGGGACTTCTCTGGCCACAGGATCGTGAACGAATGCTCGGAAGGAAAAAGAGCAGTATTCGCCGCTCTTGGTGAACTAGAAAAAGCTGGGTACTTATCGAGGAATCGTCAACCTGATGGAAGAATGGAATACCGAATAACTTGGAGAAAGCCTGATCTACGAAATGAAGACAAGGCTCAAAAGCCTGATCTGCAAAACCGCAACTTGCTAAAACCGCAACTTGCTAAAACCGCAACAGTAAGTAACAAGGATATTATTACTAACAAAGAAGTAGTTACAAACAAGGAGGACACACTCGAAATTAAAACAAAACAATTTATACAAGATGTCAAGGAATGTCTGAATGGGATACCACTCCATAAAAATCAGGTGACAGAGATTAAGAAGTTCGTATCCTACTGGACAGAGCCTAATCGATCAAAAACCAAGCTCAGGTGGGAAATGGAGAAGACTTGGGACATAAAGAGGCGGATAGGCACTTGGATGCGTAACAGCATAAATTTTAACAAGCAACAACGAAAAGGAGTTGCAGTCGAAATATGAGCAATGAGATCACAAAAGGTGTCCTGTGTGTCTTGATGCGATCGGGAGTACAGGTATGGATACCAACAGAAAAACTTGAATCGTTCGACTTCGCTTACGAAGAAGCGAGAAGCAATGGAGCGATGATGAAGTTCGAAGGAGAGAGGATCAATCCTGCGGATGTGAGTGGGGTATTCAAAGCAAAGACAATGGATGAACTCACTCGAAGGAAAAATGGTCAGTGGCAATGTCAGCACGGATCGTGGCATGATAGAGGAGAAAAGTGCGACTGTATCTCCAAAGAAGAAAAAGAGTATAAGCAGAAAAGAGAAGAAGCTATCAAGAACTGCGGAAAATGTGAGAATGGATGGATCAAGGGAGAGAACGGAATGAGGGTGTGTGACTGCGTAAAAAAAATAACTAAACCACAAAAATAAAAGACTTATGCGTGTCGGCAAGTATCTTGCTGTCACCAATCACGCCATCGAAAGGCTTGAAGAAAGGATGGGAATAACTGGATATAAAAATATCCAAAAAGTAGTAAGGAGAGCATGGTTCAGTAAAAAAGAAATTTGTTCAGAGTTCTACCAGAGCAGACTGAACCTGAGAGACGATAGATTCACCACTTACCACTACAGGAAATATAATGGTTGTATTTTCTGTTTCCAAAAGAAATATATAGATGTCGTGTTGCTGACAGTATTTCCTGAAGATGTTGATGAAATAAAAAAATATGAGGCCTATCCCAAAAAAACTCCTCAAAGAAATTTTGGACGATCCGTACTACCAAAAGTGTATACGCCACGAAACAAAGAAGTGCAGTGGAAGGATCACTTTAGAACACGCTTTGATATACGCAGGAAAGCAGATAAACGAGAAGTGGGCGATTCTCCCAGTCTGCGAGAAACACCACGCCGTCAACAAATATCAAGACGCTGGAGACCTGGACAAGCGTTATCACGAATACGTAGCGGTGAATCGGATGATGAGTGATGACGAAAAGAAGTATCCGAGAGTCGATTGGAAATCAAAAAGAAAAATGCTAAACAAAATCTATGAAGGAGAAAAACATCCAGTCGATATTCAAAAGTATCAACAAGAAGGAAGGCCTGTTTGAACTCAAGCTCTGCAAAGGTACATCGATGCCATTTGAGGCAGTCGAAGATCATCAGATCGAAGCACTGCTTGCAGGATCAAGCGAAGAAGGAATCTACCACAAAATATCTGATGCACCATTTGGACATTCTAGTGGATTCAGATTCCATAAACCGAAGCCGTTCGATTGTCTGTTCCTGAAGAATGTTCCATCCTACATCGTTATTTGCTGGTATACTCCGAGAAAGAAAAAAGCGTACCATTACATCCCAATCAGGGCATTTATACAGAAAAGAGACGCTGTAGAGCGAAAAAGCATAACAGAACAAATGAGTGCTGAAATAGCGGACGAAGTGGTATTGGCCTAAAATAGGGATATTGACAAAGAATTTAGTAGTAGTATAATGAAATAAACGACACAAATCTATGGAAGGAAACATCAAAATCAGACCTCTATTCGACAACGTTGTCATCAAAGAGGATGAAGTTGAAGAAAAAACAAAGACTGGAATCATTGTCGGTCAGGATGAAAACCCTGCACTTGTCGGCGTAGTTGTCGCAGTCGGAAAGGACATTGAGGAACAAATCAAAATTGGAGATAGGATCATGTATGCACCATTCAGCGGTAGAGAGCTGGGTGGATTTTTAATACTCCCACAACACGACATAATGGGAATCGTTGAAGAAGAAGGTGATGTGAATTGCAATGTCTGTGGTAAGAAAGTCACAAAAGAAGAAGCTGAGTCAAACAAGCATCTATGTAGTGATTTAGGAAAATGAAAACAACTGACATCAAAATCTCAAAACTAAAGCTCGCAGAGTACAATCCACGAAAGATTGCAGACAAAGAGCTTCAGAACCTCAAGAAATCCCTTGAGAAGTTTGGATTTATCCAGCCAGTAGTGATCAACAAAGACTTCACTGTCATATCAGGCCATCAGAGAATCAGAGCTTGGAAAGAAATGGGAAACGAGGAAGTGCCAACTATACAACTCAGCATTACAAAAAATGAGGAGAAAGCATTGAACCTCGCCATGAATAGGATTGGCGGTGAGTGGGACATAGAAAAGCTCTATGGAGTGATGAACGATTTGAGGGTGACGACAGAACTTGACTTCACAGGGTTTGATGAAAAAGAGGTGAGCAAAATCCTTGACCAATTTCTCGAGGAGGAAGAAGACGAACCACTCGCAGAGCTTCTTGACAAACTACCAGCAAAAGCAAAGAAGGGTGACATATACCAGCTTGGCGATCACCGACTCATGTGTGGAGATTCAACGAGTCTCGATGACGTTCTGAAACTCACTGAAGATAAGAAGATGGCAATGGTGTGGACTGATCCTCCTTACAATGTCAACTACCGATCAAGTAATGAAAAGCTCGGTTCGATTGAAAACGACAACATGAGCGAAGCAAGCTTTCGTGAATTCTCTCGGAGTGTGTTCGTAAACCTCGTAACAGTAACCAGACAGGGGGGGGGTCTTCTATGTCTGTACAGGATGGCAGTCGTTCGCCACCTTCCAAGAAACTCTCGGAGAGTCAGGAGTGCATATTTCAGAAGTTATCATCTGGGTGAAAAATCAGGCTGGCATTCACACGCTCGAGTATCCACACAAGCACGAACAGATCATCAAAGGTAAAAGTGAAACAGTCAAGAAAAAGAAAAAAGGGAAGGCAATCGTGTACGGATGGAAGAAAGGAAAGCATTCCTATTACGGAGATCGAAGCGATTATGATGTCTGGGAAGTAGATCGCAAAGATGCAAGCAAGTACGTGCATCCTACCGAGAAACCAGACTGGCTCGTAATGAAAGCACTCAAGAACAGCACAAAATTCAAAGACAATGTGATTGACCTCTTCGGCGGTAGCGGATCGTGCCTGATGGCTTGCGAAAAGCTTGGACGGAATGCGTACCTGATGGAACTCGATCCAAGATTCGTAGACGTTATAATCTACCGATGGGAAAAATACACTGGTAAAAAAGCTAAAAAGATAAGCTAAAAAACATGAAACAAATCACGCTCTCGGATACACGAGAAAAACTCAAAAAAGGAATTGATATCCTCGCTGACGTTGTGAAAGTCACGCTTGGTGGAAAAGGAAAGAACGTCATCATCAACAACGGGTTCGAAAGAGTTAAGATTATCAATGACGGAGTCTCAATCGCTCGTGAAGTGGAACTCGAAGATGAGATCGAGAATACTGGTGCAATGCTGGCCAAAGAAGCGGCTGAAAAGACAAACGATGAAGCTGGTGACGGAACTACAACAACCATTGTGCTTCTCCAGTCATTCCTCAATGAGATGATGAAGATCAAGACAAAAGATGTTCGTGGGCTTCGAGATGAAATCGAAAAGAATATACAGAAAGTCATTGCATACCTCGATGAGCAAAAGAAAGAACTCGTAGATGGAGATATCTATCGCATAGCAAAGAACTCCTCACTCGATGATGATATTGCAAAGGTTATCGAGGAACTGATGCTCAAGATCGGAAAGGATGGATTGGTGAGCATAGAAGATGGTCAGAAGCCTGGGATCACCTCCGAAGTGGTGTTGGGAATCAAGATTGATGACGGATATCTATCGCCTTACATGATCACAGAAGTGGAGACTATGAAGTCGGTGATCAAAGATGATGTTCCGATTCTCCTCACAAAGAAACGAATCATG